TACTTTACTTGCTAATGGTATCATATCTTATGGAGTATAAATAACGAATAAATAGCCGACTGTTTGAACCGGTTTTAATTTTAAAAGTAATTGTCTGAATTGTTGCAACTGAACACGCGGCACATATGCCCAGCTTCCTAATGTTGCACCACCTACAAAAAAGGTTGAGCGCATATTTGGGCCAATATTAAACGCAGCATCAACGTGCGGATCGATTGAATTGGCTATGATGTTATTATAGCCGCCGCCTAATTGAGCATCGCCCAGTTCATGATCTGCCAACTCATTTGCAGTTATGCCACCGCCAATGATTGAGATAGGGTCTTTAGTTATCCAGTTTCCCCCAACAAAAAACCGGTTCTCATAAATATAAACATTGAACCCTGCCGCCTGTAGCTGTTGCTGAATATAAAGCCAATATCCGCGTGGTAAAACATCATCGGGATAATTGTATTGTTGCTGTATAGCCGCTAACCTTTGAGCCAATGGAGGCTGCGTAGGCACTGCCAAAGGCGGATGCGGGTAATGCTGCGGTATGTAAGTGTATGCAAATGGACTGTATTGTATTAATCCTAACCTGCGCTCCCAATCCGTAGCATCTGCATGAGTGAAGTTGCCGTTTATATTGTCAGGTATTGCACTATCAAAAGTTGATAAAGCGTCTGCCCATGCTTTGTTTTCAGATATTGACAGGGCATTATTTAACTTATCCAAATAACCGCCTACTGGCCCTTTAAACGCGCGACCAGTAGGCAATAACTGCCGAAACAAATCCCTTATCTGGTTAATCAAAAGCATTAGATATAAGTTACTGAGTTAAGATAAGGTATAAAGCCATTTACAAATTGATATACTGAAAATGCTGTTCCATTTACTGTAAAAGTAACTGCTCCGAAACTTGAACCTGGCACCGCTGTTAATATTTGCAGAATCAAATTATTCAGATCAATTACATCATTCTTATTCGCCAATATTTCGGCACCTGCTATAAATGGCCGCACTGTATTTATCCATGACGTTAAAGCGTTGGTTATTGCTGTTTTTTGAGTGCTTGTAAATACCGGATTAGCTGCTGATATATTTACGTTAACCGCATAAGGCGTAACTGGTAAATAGTTAACCAAGAATACGCCCAGCGGCCTTTTGCCAATAATGCCTAAATACGGATTACCTTCAATCTGATTTAATACCTCTAAAATAATTGTAACATCAGGCGTTCCGTGTCCATCGGTAGAATCAACTACATCAGATTCAATAAAGAGATTAATCTCATTTGATCTGCCGCTTACCGCATATGGATATACTTTTGCAACTCCCTGAACTTCACCGGCCCAAATACGATAATCAGAAGCTGCGCCCCCCTGTGGCGTTGATTGAAAAGCATACAAAACTACTGTGCGATATTCTTCTATTGTTTCAGCATCTAAAGGCTGCACTACAACAGCAGTTACGGTATTGCCTGTTTCGGTAACGTTTGTAATTGGTGCGGTAGCGGTTAGCTTATCGCCAATATTTAACTTTGAAATATTACCAGGAGTTAATGCCCGAACTGTTATAAAGTCATTTGAGCCAGTGCATGTATAAGGTGCATCTAAAGTAAACAGATACCCAGGATTAAGAGAGCTTGCATCGGATAAGAATTGAGTTTTACCATAGCCGGGTATAACGGCACCGGCTAATCCAGTTACCTGAACCGTATATTGTGCCGCAACTGCTTGAAATGGGTTTCTTTTTATCTTAATTAATCCGAATCTTTCAAGTGTGCCGCCAATGCTTACACTATCAGCAGTATCGGGCCATATGTTTTTTTGAATGTTTCCAAGTCCTAAATAAAATAGCTTCAGCTTACCCGCCTGAACTGCCGCGACCGCGCGTAAAAACACCTTACCAAATATGGGTATATTAACGTTATACTGAGATTGTAAGTCGCTCAATATATCATTGTAGAGTTGCGATAATGTAGGTATAGTTACCATTTCATAAAAGTGTTACCGGTGTATAAATTTCAATAGAATAGTTTTGCGGATTCATGGTTAACCGGCCCTTTGCAGGGTCAAAAGCATAACCACCCTCTGGATCATATCCCTCATCATCCCAAAGCATTAAAGTGCCGCTTCCGTCATTGGTAAATACTCTGAAATCAGTATCGGGAGTTAAGCCAACAAGCAAAGAGTTATCGTAATAAGGCCCGGTAAAATCAGCATACTTAATTACTACACAAGTTCTAACTTTTAAAGTTTGAAACATCGCATAACAGGCAATGATAGCTTCCTTTAACTGGTTTATATCATCGGCAATAACTAAGTTAATGCGGTTGCCTGATTGCGTCTGCCGGTCTACTTTATTTGCGAATGTAGGTCTTGAATCTGCCATAACTTATAGTTGAACTTGTAAAATATAACCTAATCCGTTTTGCTGCAAAATAGGGGGCGGCATAAAATAGTTTGGCGCACCCGCTAAATCTTTCGCTGTTCCGTCCCAAATATATATAAACTGATTTGCAGTTAAGTTGTCAGGCTCTTTTATTTCAATTTGAATTTTAACGGTATTAACTGAAATAATTGAAACGCTAACTGAAATATCTGCAAACTCTTTCATGAAATCCAAATCAGCATTAACGGCATTTTGAATTGTAGACAAATTACCGCTTGTAAGTGACACTGAATTTAATACTCTTTCGGTTTGTGAATTGAATTGTTGAGATGGCAAATTAGGCATTAACAAAGCATTTCCCCACCAATCAAAAGCCTGTTCATTTGGCTCTCTTGTTTGTGGGGTTGACTGTAATACGTTACCGCCAAACAAAGCGATGTAGGGCATATTTTCAAAGCCTTGCACCTGCGCCAAGTCACTGCCCAATAAGAATAGGTCTCCACCGTTACCGGTTTCGATTAGCTGTAAGTCCATATTAATGCAGTCCCGCTCCCATTGTTGATGTTAAGTTAATAGGTATCATATCCTTTGCCTGAGTTATGTGCCCTGTTAATCCAGGTGCTAAACTAATATCCATTCCGATTTGCTGTCTTTGTGTTGTTGAAATACTACTAACGAGCGCATTTTGTTGCTCTGCCTTTGAATTGATTGCGGGCCTTACAACTGCATCACTCTTTTCATTAGTAGTAATGCCCATATCAGTTCTAAATGAATCAATACCCTTTGCTGCACTCGCTGCCCAATTTGCACCGGTTATTTTAGCAATCAGCTTTAACACATATTCCAAAGGTGCCAATACTGCATCTAAAATTGTCGCTCCAATTGCCTTTAAACCCGCTACAATTCCACCTTCTTTAAATGAGCTGGTTATCATATCCCAATTACGGGCGAAAGATGCTGTCATGCTTATCAGCAATGCGATACCGGCAATAATTAAAGTAATTGTGGATGTTAATATTGCCATCGCAACCGCGCCCGCTGATATAGCAGCATTCCATAGCCATTGCGCACCGGTGGCTAAAAATAATGTGGTTTTATAGGCTGTCATCGCAATCGCACTATCCGCAATCGCTATATTAGCCACACCGGTAACGGCACCCATTATGCCCATAGCAACATTAAATATGCCGATAGCAATTGCGGACGCTAAAACAACTCCTTTCCAAATTATAAAGGCCGCAATCAAATAACCAATTATGGTTAGTATGCCGTCCATGTGCTGATATACAAATACAAGGATATTTTTTAAAGTATTCATTGCAGTGCCCACCTTATCGCTTTGAATGAAAGCATTGGCAAAAGCACCCTTCACCCGCTCCATAGCAACTTCTAATGTTGCGGTATTTTTTGCGGCCATTTCTTCTGCTAATCCTACCGCCTCCGTTTTTTTCTGATATTCTTTGAATTGTTCGATTGCGCCAGGTTGAAAAAATGCACGGGCCTTGTCTACGTTCTTATTGCCGAATGTTTCTTTTAAGAAAGTATTTTTTTGATACTCATTCATGCGATTATAGTAGTGCGTCATATTTTCAAGCGCAACACTGAAATCGAACTTACCATTCATGCCCTTATAAGATAATCCTTTCTGCTCCATTTTCAAGAGCATCTTTTGAAATGCCCCGCCACTCTCTGCACCTAAAGCAGCCTTTGAATCTAAAAACTCAATGGCCGCCGCCGTTTGCGATAAGCTAACATGTGCATTTTTTGCCGCCAATCCTACACTGGATAACGCCTCAGTTAATTCTAGCCCTTTGACATTGCCGGACGAAGATGCCGCCGCAATTATATCGATCGTTTTTGCGCTGTCAGTTAGATTAAAGGTTTTCATTACGCCTGACAAAGCCTGAGTAGTAGGTATCAGATCCGTTTTAAGTGCCTCAGATAATGTTACGCTACTTTTTGCAACTGCGGCCAATGCTTCAGGTTCATTTAAAAGTTCGCGGTTATTACTGCCAATTACATTGAATACCTCGCTTATTTTATCAGCACTTATAAAACTCTCTGCCGCAACTTCTGCTATTCCTTTTTTAAAAGGCACCAGGGCCGCGTCTGAGAGCCTGAAATTCGTTTGTAGCTTAGTTATGGCTGCATCGTATTCCTTTACAGAATCAAAACCAAATTCGATAGCCTCTATGCCTTTATAAGCCACTGCCGCCGCGCTTATGGTTCCTAACAGTTCTTTTTGAGCATGACTTAATACCTCGGTGTATTTATGCATGGCCCGGTCTGCGCGGTTAATGGCCCCCTCTGCTTTCGATGCAAAGGACGTAACGCTATTACCCATAGCCCGCATTGCAGGACTTACACCGTCAACTGCTGTAAATTTGGTAGGGATAATTAATGCCATGTTATTTCGCTTTTGATCTTGCTTCTATTTCTTTGTTCACTTCGATAATGTCATTATACCAAAACTCTAAGCCATTTTTGTCTATACTATCAAAAAAAAGAGCATCAATTTCCGATACCGGCCAATGATGCTCTCTCACTATGGTTCTAATTACGTTATTTAATGACTCATCATTTAACCCAGAAAAAAAACCACAATACTATTTGAAAACCTTGTATCTGCAGGGTCTAAAG